CGCATGCCAACCTGCAGCGGCTTGCCCCTGACTTCCTTGGGCAGCTCTCGCAGCGAAGCAAGGAGGCCTGCCAGGCCGCGAACTTCAATGGGGTTAGGCATCGGACACCCCGGCGTCGACCATCAGGTTGATATGGCTCCGGGCGGTGGGGTCCGGCAGCACCGCCCGGATGGCGTACACCTGCCCGTCGAAGACCGCCCGCATCGTATGCAGAACGCCCGGCAGATATGGAATCTCCATCCGGGCTGTCACCTGCCCATGCTCCGCACTGGCTGCGGTGAACTCTCGTCCAGACAACGGCACAACCTCCGCTGGTACGTCCCTGTGCCAGTCCGCCCACACCTTCGCGTCGCCGCCCAGCGGATCTCGCGACACAACGAACGCCTGCAGGGTAATGCGGTGCCTGTACTTTCCTCGTCCGGCCATTAGACGCCCCAAGTGACACGGTAAGCATTAAGGAGCCGGAGCACTGCTGGGTTCGCGGTAAAGATCGTTCCCGTGATTGATCCTTCGCGCAGCGCATAGCTGTCGCCGACAAGCAAACGTGCTGCCTGTTTGATCGACTCGGGCACCGGAACCGGGACGGGTGGCTCGCCACGGTCGGTCCAGGGAACTGACCGACCGATGTACTGCTCGATATAGTCTTGGGCCGCGTTGATGTAGTCGGTGATTAGCTCGTCGTCCAGATCATGGATGACAGCCAGGTGGCGCCGTGCATCGGAGAGTTCTATCAGCACGGCTCACTCCTTCGGCAGCGTATCGATTGCCGACGTCAGAGCCTCAACCACCGTCTTGCGGGCCTTGTCACCCTTTGCCTGCTCGGCCTCAAGCGCCTTCCCAAGCAACTGAGCATCCGTTACCCCTGCCAGCGAGGAAAGCACATCGGCAGCGTTCTGGTCGACCAGCATCGCGCCGGTCATGCAGACCACATCATCGTCGGCCTTTTGGGCTTCACTGCCCAGCACCACGGCCAATCCGCGCTTCACAAGCAACGGAGCGTGTTGATCAGACACTTCGAACTCTGCGCCGCGGTCGCGTCGTCCGTAGTGCTCCAGGGAAAACAGCGCCTTCACTTTGATCATGTTCTTCTCCTAAAAGGGGAAGGCCGAAGCCCACCCCCTCCGCTGAGTTACGGCGCGTCGACCACCGGAAGGCCATCGAAGCCGCCCTTGACGAACGCCTCCGGTCGGAACACGGTCAGGCCGACGTCCTCTTCGCAGAGGATGGTCACCATGTTCTTCACGAAGTTGTCGCGGTCCTGGTTCGAGATGGTGATGTTCGCCTGCTCGCGATCCCAGCCCTGCGCGGCCATCTTGAAGGCGCCGGTGAGGAAGTCGCCGGTGTCCATCGCCTTCGTGGCAACAACCGGTCGCGCCCACAGGCCGGGCACGGCCAGGCCGCGCGGGGTCGCAAACAGGTATGCGTTCTCGGAGGTCTTGGAAAGCTCGATGGTGGTCCAGTCGATCGGGTTGAGCACAATGCCATCGGCCTCGTACTCCGCGAGCGTCACCTGGAGCATCGCGATCCGCAGACGGTCGATCGCAGTCTCGTTCTGGACGATCACGCCGGGATTGGCGTAAGCCGTCGCCTGGGTGTACAGGCCGTTGATGTTGAGGCCAACGCCCGAGCCCTTCAAAAGCTGGGCTTCTTCTTTCAGCTTCAGGCCGTACATCAGACGCCCATTGATGTAGGCCTGCAGCATGCCGGCATCGCGAAGCACCTGCTTGGACGCGCGGATCCAATGGGCGATGGTGGCGATCTTGGCCGAATCCAGTTCGAACGCCAGGTCGGATTCCGGTTTCGGGTTGACCGGGTTCTCCGCAACCACGTCGGCGTTGTTCGTGAACCCGGTCTCCCGGACGTACTCGAGGCTGTCCGAGGTGGTTGTGCCCCAGGTGAGCAAGTCACGAAGGAACAGCCGCTGGTTCGGCGTCGCAACAATGCCGGGAACGCGCTGCGGCTCAATCAGGGTCCCGGCGGAGCCTGCCTCACGGGTGATGGCGGCCTTGACCGTGAAGCTACCCTGCATGCCGGGGTTGAAGTTCTTGCACACGTCTGAGGTGGCCACCACCTCGCCGATGGTGCGTGCCTTGGCCGCGCTGCCACCGCCGCTTTCCAGCTTGGCGATCACCTGCTGGGCAGCCTGGAGGTTGGCCTGTAGCTCGCCCTGAGCCACCAGCAGCTGGTCGACCTTGGCCTTGGTCTCTTCGGAAAGCTGTGCGTGCGCGCTGATATCGGCCTTGGCCTGCTCCGCGTGCTTCCTCAGCTGTTCATTCACCTGCCCGAGGCTGGTATTGATGTTCTTGATGTCGTCGTCGATCTGGGCCATTGAGGCTTTCCTTAAAGGATGGTGGTGAGGTTCGCGGCTAGCGCCGCAGTGGTCTTAAAGCCGGCAGCGTCACGCTGGCCGTTATCGGTGGGCTCTCCCTCACCGCTGCCAGCGGGATCGCCCGCGCTGGACTTGAATTGGCTGATGAGGCGCATTGCCTCAGATTTCGGCATCCCAGATGCCCGGAGTGCGGCCTCCATCCGGCGAACTGCTGACGCGTTCTTGCTTTCGTCGGTCTTGCTGATTTCGTCGGAGTCGAGAAGAGAATCGGCAAATCCCTGCGAAACAGCAGCGCTGCCGCCGATGTAGGACTCGCGATCCATCAACTTCTGCATGCCCTTCACGTCTTCGCCTGTCCGCGCTGCGTACACATCCGCCATCGCCAAATCGAACGGCTCCAACTGATCCGCGATGTCGCGAAGCTCGTGACGGTTGCCGGCGGCGAGCAGCCAGCAGTTGTGGATCATCAGGAACCCTGCCCGAGCGACCTGCACCTGATCGCCGGCCATAGCGATGATGGATGCTGCCGAGGCAGCGATCCCCATCACCTTTACCGTCACCTCGCCCGGGTGCTCCCGAAGCATGGAGTACATCGCCAGACCCTCGAACATGTCACCGCCAGGGGAATTGATGGCCACGGTCACGGGGCCCTTGCCAAGCGACCGCAGCGCGGCAGACATGCGCTTGGCGGTGAAGCCGCCGCCCGTCCACCAGTCCTCACCGATCACGTCATAGATGCCGATGGTCCGGCCCTCGTCGGTGTCGCCTGCGGCGCGGATACTGGCATCCCAACGCTCGAAAGCGCTCGGCGAGATGTAGCTGCGCACGCCCATTTGCGGGCGACCGCTGGGGACGCCCGGAGTTGCTCGGATGGTCATCTGTTAATCCTTGCTTGTGGCGTCGGGAACGCCGAGGAAAGCTCGCATCGAGGCGCGGGCCGCATTGCCGTCTTCCGCTTGACCGAGCTTGTCGAGAGGTGCCAGGGCCGTCTGGACGGTCAGAACGGCAGCGTTCCCACCCATAGGTTCCCGGTCTTCCAGTTCCCGAACTTCGTCACGCGTGAGGATGCCGTTGTTCCCCATCGCGGCGTAGAATGCCGCCCGGCCAGCGCTATCGGCGCGCAACAGGCCTTCCACGGCAAATTTGGGGTAGTACCTCAGCCGTTCTACCGGCGTGAGCAGATCCTTGCTGATGGCCTGCTCGATGCGGCGCAGCCACGGACCCAGCGTGAATGTCAGGAAGCCAATCATCTGCTGCTCGATCCCCGTGCCCCAGCTGGTCGACTTCTCGCTGTGGCCGACCATGAATGGCGGGACGCGGAACCAGCGACAAATCTCCTCGACCGAGAAGGCCCGTGACTCGAGCAGCTGAGCGTCCGCAGGATTGATGCCTACGGTCTTGATCTCAGATCCCGCTTCGAGGATTACCGGCCTGCCCGCGTTCACCGCGCCACTCAGCGCCTCAAGCGTCTTGCGGGCGTCGTCGCGCTGGTCAGGCTTAAGCACTGCTGGGAACGTGATCGCAGTTGTAGGCAGGAGCCCCTTCGCGAACGTGCTGCTGGCCGCGCGATCGGCTCCGATGGCGGCGCCAAACACTTCTGCGCCGTAACCGATCACAGAGACACCATCTTTGCCGTCTAGCGAGAAGCCAGGAATGCTCCAGACTCGTTCGTTGGCGATTTCCCTTTGCAGGCCGTCCTCGTCGGTATATCGCCACACCTTGACACCGTCACGCCGGAAGTCCGTAAGCCGATCGGGGTGGAGAAACTGCAAGCCAACGAGGCGGCCGGCGATCATCAGCTTCTCGCACCTCGCATTCCCGCGCAGCAGCATTGCCGCCACGCTTGCCTCCCAGTGCACTGCTGCGGTGGTGTCCGCGTTGGGCTGATCGTGCAGGATGAACTGGAGCGGATGCTGGCTCGCGATGCGCTTCCCGGTGCTTGTTTTCTCGTACATCGACAGCGGCAGGGTGGAGATCGTCTCCGAGATCAGTCGGACGCACGACCACGCTGCCGAAAGTTTGAGGACGGTCTGGTGGTCAACCGGAACGCCTGCCGAAGAGCTGGATCCGAAGAACTCCGACCAGAAGGCCCCGTCGGTCAAATGGACTGGAACGCCGAGCCACTTCAGCGCTGCAGCACGCAGACGCCCCGGCTTAGACGATCGGGCCTTCATCCGATCACCGGGCTTGCGAGGAAGTCCCTCGCGTCATCTTCGACGGCTACGGTCTTGCTCAGACCGACCGCCATCAGCAAGGTCGCCATGTCGTCGATCTTGTCCGGCGAGCGCTTTTTGTCGGGCTTCATGTTGAGGTTTCCGTCCTTCACCGCGATGAGGTTGGAAGCGCACCAGTTCAGCACCGGGTCGTTTCCGTGTTGGATGTTCTTGCTGATGTACGCCCGCTCCAGCTCCTGCATCGCCGGGTGGTAGTTCTTCGTGGTCTGGTTGAACTCGATCAGCGGGTGGCCGTCCGCCAGCAACCGCTGGCTGATCTCCTGCGCGTTCCAGCGGTCATAGCCCACCGCCAGAGGGTTGAACCTGGCGATGTCTTCTCTGATGCGGTTCTCCACCACCGTGTAGTCGGTGACCTCTCCCTCGGTCACCTCGATCAGGCCCGCGGCAACCCAGCCCGCGTATGGCACTACCCCGCGCGCTGTGCGCGCCCTCACCGCCTCCGAGGGGACGAAGCGCCGGCCCCAGGTGTAGTAGATGCCGTCTACCTTCCATACCAGCCGCCACGACGTGAGGTCTAGCGTGCTTGCCAAGTCAAGAGCGCCCCAGCACGGGTGGCCGGCCAGCCAGTCGAGGTCGACCTTGCCACCACACCGTTGCCACTTCGCAAGGTCGATCCAGCCGGTGGCCGACGACGCTGGCCGGTTGAGCCGTTTGATCTTGAACTCGGCCAGCTTTGACGGCATCTGGCGGGCCTCGACCGCCTCCTTGCGGATCGCCTTCAGCAGATGCGGGTTCGCGTCCATCAGCGGGTTGGCCTTCGGCCACACCGCTTCATCGAACTCGTCGTCGTCGTCGTCCACCGCGTAGAACACGACCAGGAAGTGGTCGGCCGAGTCGCCGAGGATTCCCTGCAGCACCTGCTTGGCAAACTGCCGCAGCTCGCCCCATGGCCCCGCGTTGGTGTATCCCTCGGTGGTCGTGTACAGCCACAATGGGTTGCTACGCGCGCCAGCTGCGGAGGTCAGCACGTTCAGCAGGTCAGCGGTCTTGTGGGCGTGGATCTCGTCCAGCCCGACATGCGATGGGTTCAAGCCGTCCTGCGTGCTTGCCTTCGCGTTGATCGGCTTGAACGTCGCGCCGGTCTCCACTCGGCTGATCGCGTTGGCCCAGCACTCCAGGCCGAATGCTTCCTTCAGGTCCGGCGTCTTCTCCGCCATCCGCTTGGCGACATTGAATATGATCCGCGCCTGGCTGCCGGTGGTGGCCGCCGAGATTATCTGGGCGCCCTCTTCCTCTTCGCAGCACTGGCAGTACAGCAATATCGCCGCCGCCAGCGTGGACTTGGCGTTCTTTCGGGCCACCGCGAACAGCGCCGAGGTGAAGCGCCGGCTTCCGTCCAGGTTGCGGAATCCGAACAACTGCACCACGAAGAACACATGCGACCGATGCAGCTCGATCTCCGGCCGCGCCCACTTCCCCTCGACGTGCGGTAGCTTCTCGATGAAATCGCAAGGGTCGCAGGCATGCCATTCGTCGAACACGAACGGTGGTCGCTTCCGCTTGGCGCGCTTCAGGTCGGCGAGAAATCGCTTGCCGGCCAGCCGTACCCATTTCCCGAACTTCTTGCCTTTCTTGTCAGCTACTGCCTCTTCGGCATAAGCGACGGCGATCCCGACATAGTCACGCACCGGTCTTCCGCTTCGACCCATTGTTGGCGAATGCGTTGCCTGACTTCTCCACGTCACCGGCAGGACGCACCTTTCCCTGCGCGACGGGCGTCAGCCCAAAGTCATTCATCAGGCCCCGCAGCTGCGCTACCATCGATGCGACCGGTGCTTCACCGGCCGCATAGAGCTGCACGGTCTTCCCATGCAGGGCGCAAAGCTGGCCCAGGGCCGACAGCCCGGCCTCGGTCAGCAACTTGTTGGCGTGCAGGATCGGGGCCAGCCTGTCCCATTCTTT